CTGGTACTGAATCCACACATCGCTGTCTAGGCATTCAAGCTTTGGTGATTCCATCGGACCAGTTAAAGTGATGATTGCGTCTGTAACCGGAGCATTCCCCGTATTATTGTGGCTCCACTCCTGGGTTGTCGAAGTTATGATCTGTGTTTCCAGAGCGGTCTGGGAAGCATAGAAAAACGGATCTGAAAGCATGAATTCCACTGCGAACTTGGCATATCCAGCCTGGGTCTTTCCAAAACTGACAGGCCTGTATACTTCGGCTATTGCTTCTCTTACAGTCCCGTCCGGAAGAATTCTTTTCAGTACGTACTGGCCGCGTTTACCGAATACCCCGCTTAGATAATCGATGTTGTCATACAATGCTTCATTCTCGCCCTTGCCGCTCGGCAGCTTTCCGGTCAAAGGATCAAGCCCTCTAACCCACATTGGCAGCATAACGATTCTTTCATCATATCTCTTTTTTATCCATCGCTTCCCGTTTTGAAATGGTACCTGTAAATTGCTGCCTCTGAGTCCAGGTGTACCGATTCCCTCCGGAACTTCAATCACGGACCATGCCTTAGTGTTTAGACTAACCCCATTAAACTGCCATGTTTGTCCTTTCAAATCACGTATCACCTCCACTTATCCCAAGCCATAGGACTGTCTGAGTAGCGCCCTGCGAGTGCTGTCAGAGGCCGCTTCCGGCTTAGGATTATTTATTGTAATGTCGTAGTTGTTTGTCACATTGCCACTTTGAACTCCTGTCTCTGATGCGTTAGTCTTTGTTCCGACTCCAACTTTCTGTAAAGCTCTCGCCATGAGCTCATCGAGCTTTTCTACAGGAACAACCGCCTCAGTGCCAGCTTCACCAACACCAATGACGCTTGGGCTTGAGAAAATTCCACCTGTCGAATACCAGTTAACCGAAAGCTTCGGTACCTGTGGCGGCATCAAACTGAAGCTTCCTGTAAGCTCGAAATGCGGCAGCTTAATCTGAGGTATCTTTATTTCCGGAAGCTTAATGTTCCTGAAGAAACTAACAATTGCATCAATCGCATTCTTCACAGTGTTTTTCGCCGCGTTGATCGGAGTTTCGATTGCCGTCTTGATGCCTTGCCAGATGCTTGAGGTAACTGATTGAACGGCACTCCATGCTCCGCTTATGGTGTTCTTCACAAATCCGGTTTCTACCGAGATGATTCCTTTTATGAGGTTTAGCACTCCGCTTATTATGCTTTGAATTCCATTCCACAGATTCTGAGTCAGATTCTTTACGCCTTCCCAGACGCCTTGCCAATCTCCTTTGATGAGGCTGGTCACAATCTGGATAATGTTTTTAATAACATTCAAGGCAGTCGTTACTACCGATGCGATCACATTGAAGGCCGCTGAAATTACTGTGACGATATCCGCTCCATACTTCTGCCAAATGGCACCTGCGACTTGAACGAAAGCTTGTATCAGAAGCTTTATCGCCTCAAATACACCGGCCATAATTGTCTTAATCTGATTCCACACGATGATGACGCTATTTCTAAAGGTCTCATTATTCTTAAAGAGCAAAACAAATATAGCAATAAAGCCTGCTACTGCAGCAATGGCAATACCGACAGGTCCAGTAATTGCAGCGATTGCTGCGCCTACAGCTCCGGATGCTCCACCTGCCGCTGCCATCGCACCAGATACCGCTCCAAAGGCCGTGGAAATGGTTCCTATGACGGAAACCACCTTTCCTACAATCAGGAGAACAGGACCCACAGCGGCGGCCACAAGTGCGATTTTGACGATCATTTCCTGTTGTTCTTTGGAAAGTCCCTGGAACCGATCCATTAGCGGCTTGATGATAGAAATAAGCTTTTCAAGGATCGGAATGAGTATTTGTCCAAACTGAATCCCGATCTGCTGGGCCTGTTCCTTCATAATCCTCAGCTTATTTGTTGGAGAGTCCATGGTTCTTGCCAGGTCACCCTGAGCATTCTTCGTTGCTTCCATGATGGCGCCATAACGGGCCTGCACCTTCTGCGCTTCTGTCAGCTGCTCACCCTGCTTTGCAATTCCATTTGCATATGCATAGGTCTTTATGGTGTTGTCATTGACAAGGATACCGAGAGCCTTCAAAGGCTCTGCCTCTCCAGAGATACCCGACTTTAATTTATCGAAGGCCTCTTCTGGCTTCAGGTTATAAAATGATGCCATATCATAGGATAACTGTGTCAGTCCTTCTGACATTTTTAGTGATTCATCAGACGTAAGTCCCATGGAGGTGAGCATGGCATTGTAGGTGGCCATATTGTTTCTGACATTGTAGGCATTTAGCCCCAGCGCTTTGGAGGTTTCCTCGGACCACTTCCTTGCATCACCTGCCACAGCTCCCATCGCCACTTCAAAGAGGTTTTCTGATTCTACAGCATCCATGGCCATCTTTGTAGCAGCTGTTCCAATTCCTAACAGAGGTAAGGTAACTGCAGTAGAGAGAGTCTTGCCCGCCGAGGATATCTTATCCCCCACAGCCTTCATTTTTTCTCCGGCTTTGTCCATGCTTTCAGAGAGCTTATACCAGGCTGAGCTTTTCGTTTTAAGTTCTTCTGTTGTTGCTTTGAGCTCCTGCTGCATTTTGCCAAGTTCTGCATTTGCGTAGTTCAGCTTGATCTTCAGGTTTTCTGTGGCCTTGGCATCAGCGCCTTTTTTCTCAACGCTCTCCTGGTAGCTTTTTGTCAGGGCTGCAACCTTGTCCTTTTGCAACTCCATCTGCCGGCTTAAACTATCCGCCTTCAGCTTGAGTCCATCAGTAGACTTACCAAAATCACCAAGCTTTGAGCTGGCTGCCGCAAATTCACTCTGTATCACTTTCAGGCTTCTTTGGATTTTGCTGACACCTTCCTGGAATCCGCTGTCGTCAAGTCCAACCCTAGCCACTACAGTATTGCTACCGTTTGCCATTCATCTCACCTCCTCTAGAACAGAATATTGTCAATGGCATCAAAGGAACTCTGCTCATCAATTCCGTTGACTGTTTTATAAACCTTAAATAGCGCCTGCAGCTTTTTCGGGGTGCTATTCCAGAACTGCTCCTCGCTCATTTGAAGAAGGTTCGTTCCTAAATAGAAAAGCCACTCCCAGTCCCATATATCAGAACCTAAGTGGCTTTCGCTTCCCCCGGCGCATCCTCCGCCTCCGGCATTGCTTTGCTTAGTGCTTCGTTGATGGCTGTTCCCAGCCTTTCTAGATCACTTAAACCCAGCTGCTCACCTACGGTTTTTAATGTCATTTCCTCATTTTCAACCTTCACAGCCGCATAGATGAGCGCCCTGACCGCTTTAAGCTTCATGCTCTGCAAATCATCAAAGGCTTTGTTAAGATCCCCATAGACTTCCTCCAATTCGCAGAAGGTGTTCATGTCGAGCTTCAGCTCATATTCTTTATCTCCCAGTTTGAATTTAATTCCCTTGTTCTTTAATTCAGCTGCCTTCAAGTATCATCACCCCTTTCTACACAGCAGGCGTTGGCTCTGCCGGTACTGCTGTAAACCAAGCTGCAATAATGGTCTGGTCAATTCCGGTTTCATCTTCATCGGCGATAAAGCGGAAGTTGCCGTCAAAATCCCTGGAAAAGAATGTGCCTTTGAGTTTGGCGCTTTTAGGCTGTGGCTTTTCTGCTTCAGTGTCATACTCATCTGTAGCCAGTTCGAATTTGCCTTTAAGCAGCCACACATAGCGGTATTTGCCGTTGTGCTTCTTGGATTTAAACCCTAGTGCCAGTGTCGGCGCAATGTCCTCCTTGCTTTCAATGAGAACACCCTTGACCAGCTTCGCTCCCTGCAAGGTTGCCCTGCTTGCAAGTGACAGCTGATTGAGTTCAATTTCCACATCAACACTGTCGAATGCTGCGATTATGTCCTCCACTGTGTCATCAGAATAAATGTTTTCTGAATTTACCTTTGGCGATAGCTTTGCGCTGACTGCCCTTTCCAGCTTGCTTGGTGCCGCATAGGTTGCGCCTGTCTCGTCATCGTCTGTGAGCAGCGCAATGTGTATATCTCTTAATCCAATTTGTCTTGCCATATGTTAAACCTCCTTTGATTCTAAATAATAAAATTTGAGTCCCTTATGATAGAGGCCCGTATCCGGCTCGTAAAAATCCGCTTCATTAAGTCTTTGAAACCCTGCCGCAATAAGAAGTGCTTTTATATTGCTGGCTAACGTGGTGTAATCCGCTTTTGACCAGATATCCACTTGGACATAATGCCCTGTGAAGGCTTCCTCATCTTCCTCGAATTCCTCACCGGACTGAAGGTATTCGTGAAAAGTGATATAGGTCGTATCTGATCCGGAATATTTCTGAAATCCTACTGGAATGCCAAGGGGCTTTAATGTATCTATGACCAGTTTATTAATCAAGCTCACCAAGCCCCCTTTCCAGTTCCTCTATAATTACTTCATTGATTTTCTTTTTGTTCTCCAACACCGAATTCTCCGCCCAATGCTGAGCCGGAATCTTTGATGTACCCCATTCGGTAAATTTCGAATAGAAGAACTCCGAATTATCACCTTTGTTTGGCCCGATAGTAACAAAGTCCACACCATCTTCGCTTTCAATCTCTGATACCTTGATGTTGTCGGCCATGTGCTTTTTACTAAGCTCAGATCTTGGAGCTTTCTCTTCCATGCTGCTTTTGACCATGGAACCGGCCTTATCCAGTGCCTTCTTTTTGATCTCTGTTCCCCGGCTTCCTAGCTTGTTAACTTTATCGATAAGCTCCTGCATACCTTCCAGTTCAATCTTAGCCATCCGACTCCACCTCCATCGCCTGAATCTCGATATATTTGTTTCTGTACTTGATGTTGTCAATGGCGGTGATGTTGTAGCTCTTTCCTTGGAAAAGGATCTGCAT